TTCCTAATATCACTTATTATATCAATAAGGATACATCGCAATCTTGGAGGGGTATTGTTTTCTGTTACTATTAATCACAAGGATACAGGTCCAACTGACTATACTATTTATCTACAGAAAGAGGCTACAGATGAGGATATTGACTTCAACCATTGGCAGGACGCAGATGAGGGGCAATATGCTCTCACAGATGACGGATATGTAGCTAAAATCATTAAAAAGAAAGAATATACCGATATTCAGGGTAGAAAAAGCTTCTATTACAGGCTACCTTTTGGGTATATTATGTGGGATAGTAAATATCCCAATAAAAAGCTAAATTGTGGTGGCAGGATAACTAATACTACGATGACTGGGAAAAGATGGTTAGAAGTCAGGTGTAATTCAGATGATTACCAAGATTTAGCATTCTGGGCGGCTATTACGGAAAACCGTGATGTAGCTATTGATAGGGTATATGGGAGTGTATCAGTAAGTAAACGCCGAAAACTAAAACGCCATATGCGTACTGAGAGTTTTAAAACTATGAAAAGAGATGAAGCACAGAAAATGTTAGCTGATAATATGATGGATGCTGACTATTTTATAGATTTGATGAAACAAGGGGTTGAAATAGCTTTAAGAAAGGAAGATGTTAATGGTATTCGTGGATTTGTCAATGATGGCATGGAGATACATGGTATGAAAGACAAGGAGACTATTACTGTTACCGATAGGTTGGAAGCTGTACAGACTAGAGCCCTAATAGACAATATCAATCAAGAAGAGCATAAGCTTATAGCTACAAGGAAACAGGAAATGATAGTTGACGATACAAGGGACACTAAAGAAGACTAACTTCTTGTAATATTGTGCAAAATACGATAGATTCTGCTCAAGTAGATAGTTTTGAAAATAAGTGGATAGAGGAGAATGCCCTAAAGAAGCTGAAGGAGAACATTGGTCTATTTGGTAAAACAATGTTTCCGACAGCTTTAAACAAGGATGTTCCTCCTTTTCACCATGAGATTTACAAATCCTTAGCTGATGAGGCTTTAAGGCGGGTACTAATAGCGGCTCCGAGAGGAACTGCTAAGAGTACAGTGACCTCCTTGATTCTACCCCTTCACAAGATAGCCTTCAAGCCCTCAGCTAAGGACTTATTTATAGTTATTGTCTCTGAAAGTCAAAGTCAGAGTATAAACTTCTTATCTAGAATAAAATATCATTTAGAAAATTCTGGTAATTTTAAACAAATGTTTGGGGACTACGGTCCCCTTACAGCAAAAAGGTGGACTAATAATGACATTGTCCTTTCAAATGGGGCTCGTATTGTTGCCGTTGGTACTGGGCAGAGAGTTAGGGGTTTTATCGAGGGAGATACTCGTCCTAACCTTATTATTGTTGATGACTTTGAATCAGAACTCAATGCCGCCACAGCAGAAGGACGAGCAAAAAACAGGAAATGGATAACAGAAGCAGTAATACCGTCTCTTTCAGACGATGGAAGAGTTGTAATGATTGGTACTGTCATATCAGAGGATTGTTTCTTATATTGGGCTAAAGATTCTCCAGCTTGGTTTGTTCTGTGGTATGCTATATACGATGAAAAAGGTCGTAGTATATGGGATGAAAGATTCCCTAAAAAGAGAATACTGGAGATTAAGTCTGAATTTGAATCAGTTGGAAATCTAAATGGATTTTATCAGGAGTATATGAATGAAGCTCAATCGCCAGACAATGCACCATTTAAGCCAGAGTATATCAGATTACATCATTACGAATATAAATACGAAGATGGACAAAATCTACTCGTTAGGACAGTGGATGGGGAAATGGAGCGTAAACCTGTTGATATCTACTGTGGCATTGACCCTGCTAGTAGTCTATCCGCTCGTAGTGACTTCTTTGTTATTGCTACTCTTGCTGTTGACAGTGATGGGACTATCTATATTGTCGATATTCTCAGGGATAAACTTGACCCTGCAATACAGCCTGAAACAATTATCAAAGTTTTTAAAAAATATCACCCAAGAAAAATGAAGATTGAGACGACGGGCTATCAAGAGGCACTGAGGAGTAACGTAAGAAAAATGATGCTCGAACAATCCCTGTATATACCGGGACTGGAAAAGGGCATAAAACCAAGACAGAGAAAATCCGAACGATTGTTGTCCTTGGTAGCCCCGCTCGCTAGAGGAGAGTTCTTCTTTAGACCTCAAGATATTCATGCACAATCAGAGTTTTTGTCCTATCCGAGAGGAAAACATGACGATATTCTAGACGGCATATACTATGCAATAAATGGAGTTAAACCATGTAGGCGAAAAGATTTCATTAACTCAGAAACACTAAAAAAGCCAAAGAAACTACTTGATTGGCTTACAATGTAATATGTAATTTCAACCGATGGCGTACGAAGAAAACGAATCAGGTATACCTGAAGATATTGTCGATAAGACACATATCCTTTGGCGTACTTATTCAAACAAAAGGGAGCTCTGGGCTCAACAAGCTCAAGAAGACGCTGAATTTCGTTTAGGAAAGCAGTGGACCGCAGAGCAACAAAGAATTTTACTTGAGAGGGGGCAAGCTCCCCTTGTAGTAAACCGAATCCACCCAGCAGTAGAAGCCGCTAAGGCTCTACTGACTTCAGGCAAACCACAATTTAGAGTATCTCCTAGAGAGGATAGTGATAATAAGATTGCTCAGGTCTTTAATGGATTACTAGAATATATGTGGTATATATCCGACGGGCAACAAGCTCTTCGGAATACTATAGACGACTACTATACAATGGGTTTAGGTGCTATGATGGTATATATTGACCCTCTCAAGGATTTTGGTCGTGGTGAAGTCTGCATAAAAGACATAGACCCATTAGATGTTTATATTGACCCAAATGCTAGAGATAGACTGTGTGATGATGCAGAAAATGTTATTGTTAGTCGTTTATTTACCAAAGAGCAAGCTATGCGGATGTATCCGCAGTATGAGAATGCTATCAAAACTGCTCAGTCAGATTTACATTCAGATAGACCAACCACATCAAGGATAGATGATAAAGGGATAGTATTCCCAGAGGACACAGCTACAAAAACAGATATTAACTTTGGAGAGTCATCTGAATATATAAGAGGTTATGAGCGTTACTATAAGATTTGGGTAAAGAGATTCCATGTAAAGAATAACATAGATAAGCGTGAGGAAGTGTTCATTGAAGAAGAGATGGAGGAATACTTATCCAGAACTGCTGTAAAAATTAATGGTCAACCAATAACTGACCCAAAGAAAGCTGAAGGCATAATTGGTCAATTAACTCAACAGTACGACCAAGCTGTTCAAAAAGCAGAGATGGAAGATTTAGACCCACCTCAGTTTCCAAACATAGAACAGGTTACATTTGCAGACTTAGTAAAAGAAGGCTTAATTGAGACCGTGTCTGTTCCAGTACAAAGGGTTAAAATGTGCGTCATCATGGGGGACAAATACTTGTACTCCCGCATACTCCCTATGGAACATTATCCTGTCGTGTTGTTTATGAACATTCACACTAGAACACCCTACCCGGTTTCTGATGTTAGGATGGTTAAAGATATGCAAGAGTATATTAATAAGACACGGTCTTTGATTATAGCTCACGCTACTACATCCACGAATACAAAGATTTTAATACCGTCTGGTTCGGTAGATATGCAGGATTTTGAACAAAGATGGGCACAGCCCGGAGTTGCAATAGAAGTAGACATGGACGCTGGGACACCTCAACCTATACAACCTACACCATTACCTAATACATTATATCAGAACGAGCAAATAGCTAAGACTGATATTGACCATGCTTTAGGTTTATATGAGTTAATGCAGGGAAATGCTGAAGCCGCCCCTCATACATACAAGGCTACAATAGCACTTGATGAATTTGGTCAGAGAAAGATAAAGTCTAAATTGCAAGATATAGAAACAGGACTAGTAAGATTGGCTAAGGTTGCTATTCCTCTAATGCAACAACTATATCAAGCTGAAAAAGTCATTAGGTTATTACAGCCTAATAACAGTTTAACAGAGGTGGCTATAAATCAGAAATTGTACGACGACAAGACAGGAGAGATAGAGGTTGTAAATGATATCTCCAGAGGTGCTTTTGATGTTATTGTCGTTACAGGTTCTACATTACCAACTAATCGTTACGCACAGCTTGAGATGTATATGGATGCTTATGAAAAGGGTATCATTGACAAGAAAGAGGTCTTAAAGAAGACAGAAGTCTTTGATATGGAAGGTGTATTAGAAAGAACAGATTTAGTAGGACAACTACAAGGGCAACTTCAAGGAGCCCAAGAAGAAATTAAAAAGCTTAAGGGCGATATGCAGACTCGTGAAAGAGAAGTTTACCACGCTAAGCAAAGAGCTGAGCTTGAAAAGTTTAAGTCGGACCTCGATAAAACTTCTACCCAGACTAAGGGTGCAAGTAAATTATTCGAGAAACGTCTTGATGATGCCTTAGGACAAGTAAAGAGCGAAGTACGGTCCGCCGTAGCTCAAAGTAAACAACGAGATACCTCCAAGTCCTAATGGAGCTCTCATACAAGAAAAGGAGTGAATAATGGACGAAGCATTCGCACAGCCAGAAGCTGTAACCGAAACTCCACCAGTTGTTCCCCAACCGGAAGCATTGACACCTGAAAGTGCGTTTGACGCAACTCAGGATAAAGCTTCCCTCGTAGATGAATTTTTCCGTGCAAACAAGATGGATGAAACTCCGTCTGAAACTAAATTAGAGCCTTCTCCAGTAGAAGTAACCCCTGAGGAAGTTGCGGCAGAACCTGCGGTTGATAACGATGTCAAGCGGTATCAATACTGGCAAAGTGAGGCAGACAAAGCTAGGAATGAAAATGCTGAGTTAAAACAAGCATTGAGTTCTAAAGTAGAAGCTCCTCAGCCAGAACCCGTAAATCAAGTAGAAGAGCAAATCTTCCCAGACCCCCCAGCTAAACCCTCTAAACCGAGGAACTTTAGCAGAGGTGATGTGATGGATGACCCGCAATCAGATTCAGCAGTCTATATGGACGAAGTGGATAATTGGCGTGACGATATGGATGAATACAACCGATTACATTCACAGTTTACTCAAGCAGTAGTGCAAGAGGAACGAGAGAAGCTGAACGATGAAAGACAGGAAATTCAACGCAATATAATTGAAAAAGAGAAGTACGAAACAAATATGTCTCAAATGGGACAACATTTACAAAAACAATACAATGCGTCTCCTGACGAGATAAAACAGTTTGTTAATGTAATGGATGACCCTAAGAACATAACTGTTGACAACTTATTTCAATTATATAGGATGCAGAGTGGTGGTAACCAAGACGGTATACCAAACCCACCAATAGTACAAACTGCACCTAGCGATAACTTTGAACAGAGAAAAAGAGCCCAACAGGTACCATCTCCAATGGGAGTAGTATCGGGTACTACCTCTGCTCAAACTAGTGGAAGTGACTCAATATTTGATTCTATGGTTTCAGACTATAAGAATAGAAATCCTTTCGAATAGGGTTTCGACAAATAAGGAGTTAACTAATGGCAAACGCTTTTAGTAACAGTACTGGTGTATCCCCGCAAGGGATTAGCATCAATGACTCACGCCGAATATATAACTTTGGCGAGAGAGTTTCGGAGCTTGCTCCGCAACAGTCTCCGTTTTTTGTCTATCTTAGTAAAGTTGCGAAGGAGTCTACTGATGACCCCGTTTTCAAATTCTTGGAACAACGTCATCAATGGCAACGACGCAATTTTAGTGTTAAGACAGATGGAGCCGCAAAGTCTGCGGGAGACGCAGTTACCTATACTTGTATATGTGATTACGACAAATATGGTAACGACTTAACCGCTGGCGGTGGAGTATTAACAGCCGCACCACAGTTTTTACTTGTTGGACAAGTAGTAAGGATAGGGCAAAAAGCTCTTAAAATTACTGCTGTTACAGCGGGTGATGGTGTAGCCGCTACTTATGCTGGTGCCACAGCCGCAACTTACACAGATATTACTTGCTCAGCTCTAGAAGCTATTGCAGAAACTGATATCGAAGTAGGTACCGCAGGTCAGGTTATCGGTAGTGCATGGGGCGAAGGTAGTACTGACCCCGAAGGTTGGAAAGACGAACTGTATTCTAGAGAAGGATACTGTCAGATTTTTAAGACAGCAATCCAGTTGTTCTCTGGTACAGCTTTGGCTACCCGCTACAGAGGTAGACCTGATGAGTACCGCCGTGTATGGGCTGACAAGCTGATGGAACACAAGATGGACATTGAGCACGCTATGCTTTTTGGAATCGGTGCTTCTAATGCTGAAGATGCTGGAGACGCTCCCGTGAGATACACTCATGGACTAGTCCCTTATACAGAAGCTAATGGTAAGATTATGAATTTCTCTTACGGTACTTCAACTTATGATACTTTTATCGACCACATGGAGTCATTTTTTGCTCCTGAGAGCGGTAATAGTGGAGATAAGTTGGTCTTGGCTTCTCGTAAGGTTCTTGCATGGTTGCAGAAGTTAAGTGGTGACGGTTTCTTGAAGAATACCGTTACAGCCGCTAGTTACAGAATGGATGTTCAGAACATTAAAGGTTCCTTTGGTCACGCAGTGACTAAGGTTAATACCATTTTTGGTAACCTTCACTTTGTTGCTGAGCCTCTTTTCCGTAACCAAGACGAGAATATTGCTTTGGCAGTAGACTTGGCAAACGTCAAGTATCGTCCATTGGTTGGTAATGGTGTGTCAAGAGACACTCACATTATGACTAATGTTCAGAATAATAATGTTGATGGACGGAAAGACATGATTCTAACCGAAGGTGGTTTAGAAATCAGTTTACCTGAAACTCACGCTATTATGAAGTGGGCGGCTTAACACAAGTTAAGTATATTATGGGGGCTCTTTTTGAGCCCCCATATAATGGGATAATACTATGGCATTAGACGCAAGGGTAAAGAAATATGCAGGTGATAATGCTGGCTTAACTTCTGTCAGTATGTTAGACGCATTAACTCAAGGAGTAGATTATACTCTTAGTATAGTAAGGAGTGTAGCTCCACAGACTTTACCATTATTTGGTAGAAAAGTTTCTATAACGTCAGCCTTGTATTCTGGCTATGTTTCTGGTATTAGTATAGCAAGTGCTGGTAGTGGATACAGTGGGTCATCTACTCTTGTATTTTCAGGAGGAGGTGGTACTGGTGCAGAAGCTTGGATGACTCTTTCAAGTGCAAATGGTAATGTAATTACTGCTGTTGGGCTTGGAACGAGCAATGCTTACGCTACCAGTAGAACTGGTTCAGGTTATACAAGTGTCCCTACGGTAACAGTAGCAAATGGAGGTAGTGGAAGTGGTGCTACTTTTCTTGTAACTGCTGTTATAAAAGATGGAATGGATTTAGGTGAATTAAACATTTTTGACGTATTAAAAGTAGAAAGAAATGGCTATATAGCTGAACCATCATCTGCTGATAATAGATACAAAGTATCTGATACAAAAAGCATTTATAGGGCTTTATCTGTTAGCCCTGTTTATATAACAGATTTTGAAGGAATTTTAAGAGTCTATCCAGATTTAACAGATTCTGAAAATGGTACTATATATTGTATATCATCAGGAGCTGGTAAAACGATTGATATAACTGCGTCAGATGAGACTATAAAGGATGATGATTTAATATTCGGAACAACTACTTCTGTGGGAGAAGAGAACTTCCCATCAGTATGGAAAGAACTTGTTGTTCTACACGCATCTGAGTTATTACTTATTGAAAGGCTAGGTCTATTTAGGTTAAAACTGCCTACGGATTTAGATACCGATACTACCCTGTTTGATGCTCTAGCCGATATAGATTTAACTCCACACGGTGTAACATTCCCTCTAGCAGAGGTTAATGACGCCTTAACAAAAGCACAAAATCTTATAGATGGAACCAGTATGGGTGATGATAGCACCACTGCTGAAAGTGCTCAGTATTGGTTACTAGATGAAGATGAAGATATGGTTGGGGCAACATTAAGCGTAGCCGCACAAGAATTAGGAAGAGCTAATAGTATCTTGGGAAGATTTACCACAGAGTTGTCATCAAGTACTTCTGACTTAGGTTTAAAAGAAAAAGAATTTCAAATTAATTTACAGAAGAAAATGGCTCTGTATGATAAGATTATAGGGAAATTAACTACCGATTACCAATGGGTTACTCAACAATTACAATTA